TTAACGGCTCTTAGTGGAAAAGAGGTCGGTGCCGAGGTGGTTGAAGTCCACCTTCTGCAGCTGGAAGTTGGTGATATAGACCGGACTGGCTTTTTGTTCTGAGATAAAGCGGTAGGGGCTGGCGATTTCTTTTGCCTGAATACCGGTCCACTGCGAGAAAAAGCGCAGGAAATCATTCGCGGAGCGGCGCGCTTTAATGACTCGGTGGGTTTTATCATCGCTGGAGAGCACCATAAACGGCACCTGGAAGTTCTGCTGGAACTTGTCATCGTGCGCCAGATACTGCACCTCTTTACCCCGTTCTTTGAACGCCAGACCGTGGTCGGAGAAGTAGACCATTGAGAAACTCTCGCCGGTATTACGTAACTGCGCATAAAGTTTGCTGAGCAGATCGTCGGTTTGCGTCATGCTGTACAAGTAACAGGATGTTTCTTTCGACTGCACGAAAACGTCATATTTACCCTGGGTGCGATCGCAGGCCTGGGGATGCGAACCCATCAGGTGTAAAACGATCAGCTGTGGCTGCGTACGCGGCGTCGACAGCACCTGGGCGGTCATTTTCAGCAGGTCGTCATCACGGGTATTTTTATCCGCTTCGAAATCACCGCTTTTCAGAAAATGCGCCTCATCGGCACGCTTGGCGATGCTGGCTATTGCCGTATCGTACTGGCCGATTTGTCCCTGGTTGGAGAACCACCAGGTCTGGAAACCGGCGCGGTTGGCGAGGGTGACAAAGTTATCCTGATACAGCGGCTTGCCGTCCACGACCCGGTTGAGGGTCAGGCCCAGCGATTTTTGCGTCGAGCCGCTGGCGGCAATGTAATCGGCAAACAGAGTGCCGTTGACATGGCTGGCAAACGGCGTGTTATCCCAGTGGCCGCCGAACGCGCCGAGCGCATCGCGGCGCGCGCTTTCACCAATGACCACGACATAGGTGTGATACTTCGGTTTTACCGCCACCACGTTCCAGGTGTCTTTCTGGTCGGCAAACTGCGCCAGGCGCGCCTGTTCGTCCAGAACCTGCTGGTTGCTGACCACGACATCATGGGCAAAGCGCGCGACCGGATAGCCGATTTTGCTGATACGAAAAACGCCGTCCCACGCGATTTCCTGAACCGGTCTGACAAAGGCGGTGCCGATGCAAAACAGTAAGCACAGCAGCTCGATTTTGCTCCATGGACGTTTTTCTTCATGATGCTTGCGGCGAAAGGCAACGACGCCAAGGATGAAAATAAAGACCGCAATTAAGTAGCTGTACCACGGAAATATGGTCAATATCTCGGTGGATTCTTCAACGTTAGTGGAATGCAGCGCCAGCAACGTATTGAAATTGGGGGCGCCGTAGGCCTGAGCAAACGGGTAATAAAAGGCCGCAATCAGGGAGATGACGGCGAGCAGCGTTTTTTGCACGCGTGGGGCGGCCCGCCACAGCAGATGCAAGACGCCAGCGAAAGCGAAGGTATAAAGCAGGCTGAAAGGGTACCCGAGTGCCAGATTAATCAGCAACGACTGTAAAACGTAAAATCCGGTCCATGGGCTTAACGCCAGGCCACGCGCAGCCAGCGATTCTTTCAGGGTAATATTCATAAGTCACAATCAAAAAAACCGCCATGTGCGTCCCCTGGCGTCAAGGGATTAAAACTGCCGGGCAGTGCGTGTAGAAGGGGTTCAACGAGGCGCAGGAGCAGCAGGTGTCGCTAGAAGATAAATTTGATGGAGGAGAAGATCAACTGTCTATAACAAATTGTTTTGCGAGGAAGATTGCAAATCCGGAAAAAAAAGAGGGGTTTTGTGGGAAAAACAGTCAGTATTCCACCTTCAGATGACAGAAAAATGAAGCGGCGTACCGCGACGCCGCATTAGTGGGATGGCTTATTTTGCTGAGGTTTGCCGTTGATGATGTCGCACAGCATGCTGACCAACATCAGGCGTACCTTAAAAGGAGAATGGCTAAACACCCGTAAGCACCTCTTCAGTTCGTTCATAGGACCTCCTGAACCTTTCCGCACCTTCGTTCCGTGAAGGAATGTTCGTATTACATACAGATATAGCACAGGCTATGTTGTAAAGCATCAACTATCTACGAAAAACAATAACTTAGAGTGTTATCAATAAGTTGCGTTAGTTAATGTCCGTGAGTATTAGGCAGTATTTCTAAGCTGTCGCGACATTTTTGCGACATTTTAAGGGGTTAAGTCGCACTGCATCTTCAAGGTGACTTGGGGCGAAATGTGCATAACGCATTGTCATAGTGATGTCAGCGTGGCCGAGAATTTTTTGCAGGACCAGAATGTTCCCGCCATTCATCATAAAGTGGCTGGCAAATGTATGGCGCAGTACATGGGTAAGCTGGCCGGGGGGAAGTTCAATGTCTGCGCGTTCCAGAGCAGAGCGGAAAGCGTTATAGCAGGGCTTAGGGAACAGATCGCCTTTTGTTTCAGGCAATTCGGATAGAAGTTCATCATCAAGGGGGATTGTTCTGTTGCGCTTCCCTTTGGTTTTGACGAACGTGACTTTGCCGCCAGCGATCTGAGAGCTTTTAAGCATTGCCGCTTCATTCCATCTTGCGCCGGTCGCTAGACAGATTTTAACGACCAGCTCTAAGTATTTTACCTTGCTTCGTTTGCATTCCAGCAAAAGCCGATTAATTTCTTCAGCCGTAAGGAAAGCCATTTCAATTTCATCAGTGCGGTACTGTCTGACGTTCTCCAGTGGGTTGGGGGCTGACCATTCACCGATGCGTTTCAGTTCATTGAACATAGCCAGGAAATAAGCATGTTCGAGGTTCATTGTTTTAGGGGAAACTTTAGAGACACGGTTAGTGCGGGCATAATGACCATCAAGCCTTTTAGCACGGTATGCTGTAAACAACTGGGCATTAAACTCCGTGGACAGCGGAAATCCCATGCATTCCGCCGCCCAGGTCATTGTGTCTTTACGCTTTTGACCATTTCGCAGGGCTACGCCGTGGCGCTCATACCACATATTTATCAGGTCGATTAAAGTTCGTTTGTCTTTCCCTTCACCCAGCCACGGCGCACTATCTACTTTCTGAAGCGTGTGGCTCTCAAATGCTAGGGCTTCTCCCTTAGTGGCAAACTTTTTACGCATTCGCTTCCCGTTCTTACCGTTGCTACGGTTGACGGTGTAGAAGTCGGCGATCCATTCGCCGGTTGGAAGTTTACGAACACTCATTTAATCGTCAGTACAACTCGGCCAATAATTTTTATGTCGTCGATGCCGCAATCAAAGGCCATTCCGACGCCGCTCACTCTCACTTTGCCGACAGGTATGCGTGTAAGCGTTCTTATACTGGTTTTCCCTTCAACTACAACCAACCAGCTGTCGTCATAAACTTCGGTGAAAGACTGGTCAACGATGTACTGCACAAGACCATCCAAAACGCATAACGGTTGGTGTGGCAGCGGTTTGCCTGGGAGGAAAGTGACTTTATCAAGCATAAGAGTGCCTGAGTCATAGAGCTGCCCGTCCACGATCTTACTTCGTGGAATTTTGAGAATGTCTAATTCCTCATCATTAAACTTAGGGCCTTGTCCTGTTGCCAGCCATTCCAGGCTAGCACCTGTTTCAGCAACACATTTAACGACGATATCAGCCGGGAAAACTCCACGCTTATAACGAGAGGATAGGGAACTCGCGGCCATGTCTAGATGTTCTGCGAGCTGTAACTTCTGCGTAAATCCGTAAGCCTCAATAACCCTGTCCAGAATAGGGGTGCTATCTACGTTTAGGTCAATGTTGAATGTGCTCATAACGAATCCATAAGTCTCGATTCGAGAAATTTATATTGACACTTCTCGAATCGCGAATTAGTCTGGCTCCACATTTCGAATGTAGCCTTATATAACCCTGTATTGCCGTACAGGTTAACTTGTGGAGTTTGCCTTATGCGTCCGAACATTACAATCATCATCCCAGAACCATACCTGCCTCTAGACGAGTATTGCCGTCGCACTGGTACCAACAAAGAAACCGCCAGGAACCTGATCGAATACGGGAAATTGCCTATTAAGCCGAAGGGGAAGCAGAAGAAAGGCCTGGTCGAAGTCAACATGGCCGCGCTCACCATTCAGGCGTTAAGCGAATGTGACATTTCGCTTAACGCGTAATCCATCCTACGGATTAGGGAGAGGCAAACAATGTTTGATTACCAGACTTCCAAACATGCTCACTTCGATGCCGCTTGCCGAGCGTTTGCGCTGGCGCACAACATAGAAGATGTGGCCGATGCCGTTGGTATACGTCCGCAGATTCTGCGTAACAAGTTGAACCCGGTGCAGCCGCACCGCCTGACCTGTGACGAGCTGCTGGCCATCACGGACTATACGGAGGATGCACGGCTGCTTGATGGGCTTCTGAGCCAAATAAATTGCCTTCCGTCCGTGCCGGTAAATAACGCCGAACCGGGAAATATGCAGCTGTGCGCCCTGAGCGCCACGGCTGACATAGGCGCAATTGCTGGGCAAGCCGTATCAAACGAGCACATGACGGCCACCCGCCGTAATCAAATTCTTGATCGCGCCCGCGATGCTATCCGAAGCCTTTCCATTCTGGCTTACACCGTTGAAAGCCGTATTCAGTCCGCGCCGGTTCTGGCTGCTGCCGTCGATCTTGTGACGACAAACGCCACCGGCATGATGTGAGGGAACGCCATGAAAGCCTTTGTGACCTATCTCAAAAAAGAGTCACCTGTCATGCAGTTGGCCAGCGGTTCAACCGGCTGGCTTGAGTTGCCAAATGGTCAGCGCTGGAACCCGGCGCACACATACAAATTTAACACCAGGCAGCGTCGCCGCTCGCCGTTTCGCCAACTGCTCCAGTTGTTGAGGGGGCGCAATGGCTACTAATCAGACTCAGCAGGAACGCAACCTGGAACAGCTGGCGCGCATACGCCGGAAGCACTTCAGCAGCCACAGCGATGCGGCGGACTGGTGGGATAAGTTGGCGCCGGAGTGGCGCGGGGTCGTTCTCCACGCTGCGGGTGTTAATTCTGGCGCCCGGGTGTTTAAAGCTCATCTGAGCAAGTGCAGCTGGCGTGAGCTGTTCGAGCGTCTTGATCACCGCGCAATGATTCAACTACGCCAGGGCATATCACGGGCGCGTCTGACGTTTGAGGGGTTTGGTTCGCTGCGCGACACCGATTTTTCAAAGCGCACCGCTGAACGTCCGATCAAAAAGGTTTACCCGATTCATACCAATAACGGGGTGCAGATGGTTATTGCGCCTCAAATCGTCAATAAGTTGCAACAGCAGGGGAACCACCAATGAACATTATTTCAGTTGATGGCGCGGTGTTATCGCAAGAGTTCAACGCCTGGGGAGTACCAATAAATTACGCAATAGCGTTCGCCGCCCGTAGCACGATGAAGGATGGCCGCATCGCGCTACATCCCTTTTTCTTTAACGACACCGAACACCTGACAAATCCGCGCCACTGGCTGGCGATAAATGCAGCGTTCTGGTGCTGCGTATACCGCGAAGCCGAAAGCAAAGACGCGCAGATTGAGGCGCTGGCAGGTATTCGTTCGATGTTTTATACCGCAGGTGCGTTGGGTGCTGGCGAGATCATTGCGCTGATACAGCAATGGTGGCGCCTGACATTCGAGCTTCACCGCATTCCGGCGCCGAACTACTCAGCGGCAACCAGCACAGTCACTCTCCACTAATTAACACTCTGAATTTTTGGCTATCCCTCAGATGGCCGGGGATTCTTTTGCCTTAAGGAAACCGATATGGCCAAGATTCGCACAGAAGTAAATGTTACAACCCCGCTTTCAAATTATCAGGAGATCCTGAAAAAAGCGGTCAATGATGGCAAGGCCGCTGCTGCCGACGTCTTTTCCACCCGTCTGGATAAGCTGGCCACCCACGCCGCTAATGAAGGTTTAAGCGCTGCTGAAATCGTTGAACTGATCCGGGAAGAGGCTGCGGCGATTTGCAGCAAAGGCGGTGCGGCATGGCAATGAAATCACCGCTTAAGTGGGTAGGTAGCAAAGCCCGTCTTATGCCCCAGCTACGGGAGCACCTGCCGAAAGGTAAACGCCTAGTTGAGCCGTTTGCCGGGTCGTGCTCCGTCATGATGAATACGGATTATGACGAGTATTTGATCGCTGACGTCAACCCTGACCTGATCGAACTTTATAAGGCCATCGCCACCAATCCTTATGACGTGGTTGATTGGGGGCAACATCTGTTTGAAAACTATAACCACGAGAAGGGTTACTACGATAACCGGGATTCATTCAACCACAACGACGATCCAGCGTGGCGTCCGGCACTCTTCCTATATTTAAACCGCCACTGCTTTAACGGTCTTTGCCGCTACAACAAAGCAGGCGGGTTTAACGTTCCTTACGGCAAATATAAGCAGCCTTACTTCCCGGAAGCGGAAATTCTGGCGTTTGCTGAGAAGGCAAAGCGCGCCACTTTCATTACCGCCAGCTATCTGGACACGCTGAACATGGTGCAGGCTGGTGACGTGGTTTATTGCGATCCGCCTTATCTGACCGAAAGCGATAATTTCACCGCCTACCACGGCAGCGGTTTTAACCATATGGATCATGGGAAGCTGGCACGGCAGCTGCGCAAGCTGGCGAAAAAGGGTGTGCAGGTAGTTGCTTCTAACAGCGATCTGGAAATGGTGCATTACCTCTATAAAGGTTTTGACTATGTGCGTGTCAATGCACCGCGTAGCGTTGGTGCGGCAGCTTCCAGCCAGAAGGTAGCGGCGGAACTCATTCTGAAATCGTCGGTGTCAGCCGCTGTCATGGCCAGTGCATGATGTCAGATGCAGCAGGCCAACATCACACCGTCAACACCTGGCGCCGAGAAACGTTCGCGCCGGGTGTGCCGAATGATGCAACGCTGACAGAGCGCCGTTTGTGGTTCGTGAACCAGGCGGATTATGACTGGCGCTCTCAGTACCTTCACGAGATACCCGACTGGTTAGCCGGGTATTTTGGCAACCGCTACGAAAAGCTACTGACTGGCCGTGGTGGGCGCCGTCGTGCCAATACGTTCCTGCGTCAGACTATCGGCGGGAACGTATTGCCACGCCTGCGCAAAGTGGCCGCGCGTTACAAGCTGGCTGCGGATGTCGCTGATCTCCCTTTCGGTAAGTCGCTGGAGCGCCTGCCATCACTTGACCGCACCGATCTTAAAAAGCTGTCTGGTCAGATTTCTGGCTGGATGGCGCAGATGTTTTACGACTTCACCGACCAGTTGCAGGGCAAACCAAAAGACGAAAAGGAAATGCGTGGCCGCACGCTGGAGGCTTACCGCAATCTGTGTGCGTTATCGCTGATGCTGAACAATCAGCCGCCGTACTGGGCAGAGCATGAAGCGAATGACGGCCACCTGGAAACCAGCAAGGCAGAATCTGGCATTCTCCGCATGATGGCGCCAGAGTGGTGGTATTCACGCCTGAAGCGCGCGCGTGATCTCCATCGTGAACATCTGGCCATTGCCGTGGGGCAGGTACAGAAAGCCGCCAGCGCCTATGTATCACGTAAAACCCTGGGCGAATGGGTAGAGCAGAAAAAACGCAATCTGGAGTTCTTCAAAAAGTTTGATCTGATGGACGATGAAGGCAACCGCATCGCGCTGGACAGCATGGTGCATCGCAGCGTCGCTAACCCGGCTATCCGCCGTTGTGAGCTGATGGTGCGTATGCGTGGCTTTGAAGATATTGCCAATGAGCAGGGGCTGGCCGGTGAGTTCTACACCATCACCGCGCCGTCACGTTTTCACGCCGTCCATAGCAAAGGCGGTTTTGTCAGCCAGTGGAATGGATGCAGCCCGCAGGATACGCAGCGTTATCTTTGCAATATCTGGTCAAAAGCCCGCGCGGCGATCTCCCGTGCCGGTATCCACGTTTTCGGTTTTCGCGTGGTGGAGCCGCATCATGATGGTACGCCACACTGGCACATGCTGCTTTTTATGCGTCCGCAGGACGTCGACGCGGTGCGCGATATTCTTTGCTACCACGCCCGTGCCGAAGACTCAGAAGAATTACAGACACCCAACGCGCTAAAGGCGCGATTTCACGTTGAGCCTATCGATCCCGATAAAGGGTCAGCCACTGGTTACATCGCCAAATACATTTCGAAGAATATCGACGGTTTCGCACTAGATGGCGAACAGGATGAAGAGACCGGGGGAAGCCTGCGTGATATGGCCAAATCTGTATCGGCGTGGGCTTCCCGCTGGCGCATCCGCCAGTTTCAGCAGATTGGTGGCGCGCCGGTCACCGTCTGGCGCGAGCTGCGCCGCCTGCGCGAGCAGCGTCTGGAAGACAGCCGCATGGATGCCGTGCTGGCTGCGGCTGATGTTGGATGCTGGGCAGCATATACCCAGGCGCAGGGCGGGGCGCTGGTAGCGCGTCGCGATCTGGTCGTGCGTCTTGCGTACGAAATCACAGAGCAGGGTAACGAATACGCGGAGGACGTCCAGCGTGTGCAGGGAGTTTATTCCCCTCTCGTTCCTGATTCTGAAGTTTGCACGCGTCTGGTGAAGTGGCAGAAGGTCACCAAACTGGCCGAAGCGCCAGCGGAGGCGGGTTCTTCTGGCGGCAACGCCGCCCCTTGGAGTTCTGTCAATAACTGTACGGAGGGGGGAACCCGGAGACGATTAAAACTGGATCTCAATAAGCGGGGTTTTGATGGTTCTGATGAAGAAATAGCCATACTACTGCGCGGCGGCGGGCTGAAGTTTGGCCAGGCGGCGCTGATTTACCGGAACGGGAGGTTACAGGAGAAACGGAGCGAGCCAATCCAGGAGCTTTGGCCAGGATGGGCATGAAACTATATAAGTATGTGATCCATAAAAAGTTACGGCGAGAAATTATGACTTTTAATTTCTCATTTTGTGCTTTAATGTATACTGTGTTTTTATACAGTGTTTGTTTTGCGAGGGCTTCATGGATTTATTAGAGGCGACAGCACGGCTGGAGCGTATTGAATTACTGGCAAAAATCGCCCATACCGGCGGTACCAGTACAAAGGAAAAGACCATCGCATTAGCATGGATTGGTGAAATCGCAGAAGAGATGCGGGAGATTGTCAGGGAGGAAACAAAAAAATGTCAAAGACAGGAATCGTATCGCAGTCGATGTAGCTTTCAATAGAATGCGTTCACTTTGAACGGATGCATTAATTTCCGGAAGTGCATCCGATCTTGAGTTTTATTAATCTAGAAGCAATAATTAAATTTCATATTAGACGTCCACAATATTTTTTGTGGACATGGCCCCATTACTTTCAACTACTGGGTCCCCTATCATAACCTGAAATCCCTGAGACTTTATTCCATCGATGATATATTTTAAATAAGTTTTGTTGATGTTGATTTTGCATAGAGATCGTAACTCTAAACCAAGTGGAGTAAACATTGTAGCATTTATTTGTAGAATTCTACTTTTGTCTTTGTTGAAAATAATTAATACTTTGCTGTCGTATTTTATATAATACGAGAACACATCTTTCATCATGGTGTTTAGGCTCATTTGAGCACCCATTACCTCAACCCCTGTAATGAGACCTAAAGATTGCATTTTTATTAGAAATCCGAAATTTAACTCTTTGGCTAAATTATCAATTTCATACGGTTTTTGTGGCTGATGTTTTACAATTCCGTTGTTAAATTCAAATTCAAATAACTTTTGAATCTCAATTGCTTCTCGTTGTGAAATATTTTTAATAAATTCAAGGGTTCTAAGTGAGTATTTGCCTGGTGATTTTATCTCGCCAGCAAGTATCCTCCCCCAAAGTTCTTGTAATTTCTCGGAGCTTGTTGCACCTGCGTTATCCCTCCACCGAAATAGCCAGTCCTCTTCGATTTTTTCATTAACTGGTTCGGAATTATCAGAGGAAAGAGTTTCTTCAGCAATTAACAAAGATTTAGCAATATTGATTTCTTTTCTCAGTTCATTCGCAATTATATTGTTACTAGTCTCTTTTATCAGAGATGTCATATCAATATAAGGTTCTTTGTCTTTATAATCTTCACTCGGATTGCTGTTTTTTAATGAGATGATTTCAGGGTTCTCTATGTTTTCCAGCGAAACTATAGCATCACCATTCTTTATAGCTTCAACGTCTCTTTCTGTTTGTGCTAAGATTAGCATTCTCTTTCTTTCTATTTCTAGATTAGCCATCCCTTCACGTTTAATTTGCCAGGGTTTTAATAGTGTGCCGATACCTTTTTCAGTTACAGTTTCCCATAATCTTATGACTAATTTTGAGTCAATCATTTACAAGTTCTCCAATGTCGTTATAAATTAACGGCTTGATGTGAGCCTACTCTACCTTATTTTTAATAGGGATTGAGGTAGATGTATCGACTAGATGACGAGAATAGCACTCGATGATCATTTATTAGGGCGAGTGCCAATTATCTTAGTGTGTGGGCATTTCACGCAGCTGGTGTGGCTTTCAGTAAGTCCAGCGCCATTTGCTTTTGGGTGGGTGATAGTGCGTTCAGCACCTGCTGAACCAGCAAATCACCTGTTTTAGCGCTGGGGCTTAGGGTGTGGGAGAACGTCAAATTCATAACAAAAGTATGCCCACACTCTACATCTGCACAGGCGCAGTAAATATCTGCAATCTGCCGGTGCTTCCGGTTGGTCTTACGAATTACAGCCTTTGAGCCGCATTCCGGGCAATCAATCTTCAGGACTCTCATATTCCACTCTCCGGCTGTCAAAATATGCCTGGATTTTAGCCTTTTTTGCCTCATGCTGCACCCTTATCTGTTGATTCATCGGCAAAATTCAGATGCAGGTGCTCCGGGATTTCGGGATCGCTGTTAACGGCCATCGTCAGACGTCGCTGAACGGGGCGCACCTCGTTTTTTTTGTAGGTGCGTTCCACCTTCTCCGGGTCGCCAAGCCCTGCCGTATTCTGCGGCACAATACCCGCCAGGCCAGCCGGGAACCGGTGGGCGTTCAAAATGTCCTGCGCGCTGATATTCTTCACACTGGCAAACTCATCGTTTGCGGAAATATCCCCCATTTCGATGAACTTGATGGCATCACCGTCACCGCCAGGGATATTCACCAGGATGGTGGAGAAGTTGCCGATCCCTTTGCTGTCACGCAGCTGCTGTTCAATCTCTTCCTCCATCTCGTCCGTCATGCTCGGGTCACGCGTATACAGAATGCCGCCTGTATGGGCGCCGTTGTGGTAGTAGCGGCGGCGGAAAATTACCGCTTCACTGTTGAGCAACGCGGAGTGAATGCCGCCGATGTAGTCCGGCAGGCCGTAGATATGCTGCTGGGGGTCGTACATCTTGATGAAGATAATATCTTCAGCCGGGTAAACCAGCGGTTCCCCCTCCTGTAGCACCACATAATCACCCGGCACGTTGCGATCATCCTCGCGTAATTTGCGGCGGCGCAGGTAAAGGCCGGGCAGGGCTTCCAGGCCGATCACGTCTCCCCAGCCGTTGCGCACTTTCGCAATGGCCACATCACCAAAGGTCAGGTAATCAAATGCGGCCGCTTCCAGCTCGTCATGTGTCAGCCCGCCCCCCTGGTAGTCTGCCGTCACCATATTTTTTCGGGCATGGATGATGCCACCGTGCTGGCCGTTCAGGTTAATCAGCTGCGCCAGCGCCAGCCGGTCAATAGGCTGGGTGAAATGGTCGGCGGCGTTGTCGTACCAGATATCCCGGTAATCCGTGCCGGTGGTCAGTACCGGTTCCGGCTTACCGAAAGAGATAATGCTCATCTTTTTGGCTTTGTCGCCTCGCTTATTGCGGGCGGTGTATCGTTTTTTCGTCATGCTGCCTTCTTCACTCCCCATCGGGATTTTGGTTTGTTTTCATAGTTCAGCGGTTCGTTATGCAGGGCGTGAGTTATCGCCCAGAACGATTCCGCGTGGCCGGTTTCCGGGCTGCGGTCTGCGACAAACGTCATGGCGTTGCCGCTTTGCGTGGTGGTGCGGCGGATGGCCATGAAGCTGGCCGGGATCTCTTTCAGGTTTTTGTCCCATTCGATACGCTGGCTTTCGACCACATCCGCGGCTTTCAGTACCAGCTGGTTTTTGGTGTTCAGGTCGTAGCGGATAGGTACCGCCACGCGCATGGCAAAATGCTGGATGTTGTCAAAGACACCCTGGCCGATGCCGGTCACGTCAACGCCCAGATAGGTGAAATTGTATTTTTTGAACAGTGTTTCGATCTGCTTTGCCTGCCAGCGGAAGTTCATGCCCTTCCAGTTGAAGACGGCCAGCACGCGGAATTTTTCCACCGCCAGTTCCGGGGGCGCGATTATTACAAAGCAGGACAAATCACCGCTGCGCGCCGGGTCAAAGCCGCCCCATACCGGGCGGTTACCAAAGGGGCGCGCGGCGTTCGGGTTGTGATCCTGCCAGGTGTCCGTTTCAACGCCGCAGGCTTCCAGGTCGGCGAAACTGAAAACGGAGTCCTTACTGTCCACAAACACGCACATGTACAGCATGTTGAACGTGGTTTCGTTGTAGCGGTTGCGCAGCTTATCGATGCTGGCCAGGTTGAAGCCACCGGCGATCGCATCTTCCATCGTAATGATGTAGCGCCACTGGCCGTCCGGGCAGAGGCGCCCGCCGTCGCGCATTTCGTCGAATGTGGGAAACTTAATGGCGGCGCGCTTCCTGCTGCCCTGTTTCCATTCCTCACCTGTCCAGAACGGGTACGCCTGGTGTGTTTTGGCCGATGGAGTGGAAAAGTAGGTGGTGCGCCATTTGTCATGGGTGGCCATCGCGCTGGCGACTTCATTAAGCCGGGCGAAGTTTGGCACCCAGAAATATTCATCACAGTACAGGTGGCCACTGTAGGACTGTGCGGTGTTTTTGTTGGTGGACAGGAAGCGCAGTTCGGCGCCGTTACTCAGGCGGATCGGGTTGCCGGTCAGCGTGATGCCAAAATACTGCTCGGCGATGTTGACGATGTAAGACCGGAAAACTTCCGCCTGCGCTTTGGAGGCAGACAGGAATATTTGCGGGTCGCCGGTCATTACGGCGTTTTCAAAGGCTTCATACGCAAAATACCAGGTTGCACCGATCTGGCGGCTTTTCAGAATGTTGCGCACCATCTGGCCGATGTTCTGGCGCAGGTGCTTCTGATAACCAAAAAGGTGCTCATCTGCCCAGGCGTCAAAATCGTCCTGGGTAAGCGATGAAATATCGTTTTTCTTGTACTTGCGTTTGCCGCGGGGTTCGCCGTCGTCATTTTCACGCGCAGCTGCCGGCCCGTTCCCCTGGCCGGTGGCCATCTTCTCTTTATGCTTATTACTTTGCGCCCGCAGCTTTGTGGCGTGGGCAATCAGCAAGTCCATTTCTTTCAGGTCGAGATCGGTTTTGTTATCCCGCCCGGCAAGCAGCTGGTAGCGGCGTTCGATCGCTTCTTCCGTGCTTTCATAGCTGAGTAAATCCGCCCAGTTGTGTTTTTCAGCCCAGTAGTAAACGATCCGCGCATTCGGCAGATTTAATTCAGATGCAATTTCTTTTGGCGTATAGCGGCGCAGATAAAGCGCCCGTACAACGCCTTTTAATTCTTCAGAGTATTTAGCCATAGCGTTAATTATGCCGCGGCTAAATGAAAAATCGGCGGCATTAATTCGTGGTTATTCGATAAAAGGTGCTTATCCGAATTGTTCAGAATTAAGTTGGGTGCGTGGTTTGAGTAACGGGGTAATAATTCATTTCACAGCAAGGAAATCAGTAAATCGGCAGGGGAGGAACTATGTGTCGCATTTAAAAACTGACTGGCTGTGTGTTGCTACCGAAGGGGATACCGTAGACGGCAGGGTAATTGAGCGTCAGTGGATTATTGATATGGGGGAAACCTATGACTATAGCCACTATGTCGCATTAATCTGGCCGGAACATGAGGATGATTGCGGTAATTTCGGCGAGGTACTTGAAGCCACCTGGCAGGACGGTGAAGACGGACTGGCGCGGCTGTATGTCAGCCTGTGTCCGAATATGCGTTTGATTTTCGCTAACCATGAAGATCAGCTGCTGTTCTTCTCCATTGAGCCGAAAGAAAACTGGCGTGGTGGCGGGCGCACTTACCTGAAGGGGCTGGCAGTGACCGATACACCCGCCAGCGTTGGCACCACACGGCTGCGCTTCAGCACCCGGCGAAAATTATCGAAGCGAGGATATTACAGCTGTGTAATTTCCCGTGATGGCAAAATTAAACAGGAATACAAAATGAAGAACTGGCAGAAGTTATTTGGTATTAAGCCGAAATTTGAAGATGAAACGCCACCGGATGAAACGCCAGTGGATGATGATAAGTTGCAGGCGCTGGCCAGTGCACTTAATGAACTGGAAGGCCGCGTGGCTAAAATTGAAACCCAGCTTAATTCCGTTTCGGAAGATGTAAGCACTATTGCCGAGGTCGTGGATACCGAAGAGTTTTCCGCTATTCGCGATAATGCGGCTGAAATTGTTAAGCGCTTTTCTGCACTGGATAAGAAACCTGCAACCAGTAAAGGGCGTAACCTGCCGGGTAAACCGGGTAAGTTTAAATATATTTAATTCGCCACGCTAAACATCTTAACGATTAACTTATTTATCGCGTTATAGCGAGGGAGTTTTATGTTTTTAAATCAACGTGCAAAAAGCCTGATGGCACAGTATTGCGCTGGCCTGGCTGAAAGTTATGGCCAGGATAATGCAAGTCTCTATTTTTCGTTGACCGATCCGCAGGAAACCAGCCTGCGTCTGGCGCTGCTGGAGTCAGTAGAGTTTCTGAACATGATTACCTGTGCCGATGTGGATCAGCTGTCTGGCCAGGTGGTGGGAGTGGGTTCCTCCGCACTGCATACCGGGCGTAATGAAACCGGGCGTTTCATGCGTCGTGTTGGCGTGGATGGCAATGACTATAAGCTGGTTGAAACCGACAGCTGCGCCGCGCTGCGCTGGGATCTGCTTTCCGTATGGGCTAACGCGGGCAAGGAAGAAAACGAGTTTTTCAACCTGGTACAGACCTTTTCTAATCAGGCGTTTGCGTTGGATATGCTGCGTATTGGCTTCAACGGTACCAGTGTGGCTAAAACCACCGATCCGACCGCAAACCCGATGGGTGAGGATGTGAATATCGGCTGGCATGCCCGCATGAAGTCCTTCAATGGCGGCAATCAGATTATGACCGATCCGATTGTGCTCGACGATGACGGTGATTACCGCGGCCTTGATGCCATGGCGTCCGATCTGATTAACACCAAAATCCCGGCACAGTACCGCAATGACCCGCGCCTGGTGGTGCTGGTTGGTGCTGACCTGGTGGCAGCGGAACAATACCGACTGTACCAGGCGGCAGACCGTCCGTCTGAGAAGATTGCGGCGCAGATGCTGGGTAGCACCATTGCAGGCCGCCAGGCCGTTATCCCGCCGTTTATGCCGGGCAAACGTATGGTGGTTACGCCGCTGAGCAACCTGCACATCTACACCCAGCGCAACACGCGCCAGCGTAAAGCGGAGTTTGTTGAAGACCGCAAGCAGTACGAAAACAAGTATCTGCGCAACGAAGGCTATGCGATTGAAGAGCCGGAGCTGTACGCGGCGATTGATGAATCTGCCGTCACGATTGGCAAGGTCAGCGAACCAGCGGAGGGCTGATAAATGGCACTTTCTCCCGCGCAGCGGCACAGCCAGCGTATTGCCACAGAGCAAAAGCTGAAGCGCAGCCAGGCCGTGGACAGCAGCGAAAGCATGCATGTGCTGATTAACGCCCTGGAAAAGGACGTGGCGCAGGCCAGAAGCATTCAGTTCATTCCCGATCGCATCGTGTTTAAGCGTGACGTGCTGCTGCCGAAATGGACGCCTACAGTAGACGCCTATCTGGCCAGTGGCCAGGTGTATGCCAACCCGGTGCTGGCGTGGTGCGTTATCTGGCTGTTTGACGTGGGCGATCTGGATAAGGCGCTGGACTGGGCGGATATCGCTATCAGCCAGCGGCAGGCCACGCCGGAACGTCTGCGCAGCAACTTCCCCACGTTTGTGGCGGACACGATGCTGGCATGGGCGGAAGAGTCTGCCGGGCGCGGGGAAAGCATTGAACCGTATTTCTCTCGCACGTTTGACCGTGTGGCCAACACCTGGCGTCTGCATGAGCAGGTGACGGCCAAGTGGTTCAAGTTTGCCGGGCTGGAGCTGCTGCGCAGTGAAGATGGTCAGAAGACGGCGGCAGGTGTGGACGATGTGGACACCCTGGAAAAAGCCGATCAGTTGCTGGCCATTGCTGAAAAGCACTATTTCAAAATTGGCGTGAAAACCGCCCGGCAGACCATCGCCGCACGCCTGCGCAAACTGACGCAGGGTTAACGACTACCGCAAGCCGGGCGGACGCGGTGGAGGGCAGCGTACAGAACGTACATCTGCGCCGTGGAAACCGGTCAGTCCGCCTTTTTCGGGGGAATTATGTTTAGTGGCAAGCCGCTGGATTACCAGGATGAACCGCTGACCAATAACGGCTTCTGGCCGGATCTGAACCTGAAGGATTTTCAGGAACAGCGGTCACTGCCTGCCGATCTCGCCGCGGACACTATCGCTCAGGCGCTGCTTGCCGCCGTCGCGGAGGTCAATGCAGAGCTGGAAAAGGTTGAAGCGGGTTGGCAGGCGAAAGGACACGCGCAGGCGTCAGACGTACCGGGCGTGAGCATAGGCGGACTGAACAGCCTGTGCGCCCAGTACACAAAGGCCGTATTTGCCAGGGCAAAAGCGGATTTGCTGGGAGAGTTTGCCACCATCGGACGGCGGGAAACCCATCCGGGGCAGGAAAGCCAGGAAACCCGCGCCGGGCTGCTGGCGGAAGCCTCCGTGGTTATCCGCCGCATGAAGGGGCTTAAACGGGCAACGGTGAAAAAAGTATGAGCCAGACACAACTTGAAGACCTGACGGCGTTTTTTCAGCAGAACGTACCGGCGCGCGCAATGCAGTCCTTTGACAGCGTGCTGGATGAAATGGAGTTTATTCCCGCCGCGAAGGATTTGGGGCTGGAGCAATACCGCCAGGCGGTTATCCGCTATGACGCGGTACTGAGCTGGCAGCGTTTCCCGTTCCGCCTTTGCCCGCCGCAACTGCTGATGTCGCTGCTGGCGGCATGGCTGGATGACGCTGATCGGGAACTGCTGGACGAAATCGGGGTAACGGAAGCCGATCCGCAGTGGGATGTGACGGTGGAGGACGAAGAAACCGCCACCGTGGTGCTGACGGTACCGATGGCGGAAGAGCTGGTGATAAAGCAGGACGAAAACGGCGCCATTCCGTGGCGTGGTGAGCGCTGGTCACTGGTGAACGCGGAGATTTGGACGGCACTCACCGCCACCGTGTACGGCGTGGATGAGGCCGGGGCGCCCGTGGGTATCACCGAATGATTATCAACGGTGAGCTGAACAAAGTGCAGCTGGCTGAACTGCGTAAGACACTGGCCAGCATGGAGCTGCCACCGAAGAAGCGCCAGCGGCTGTTGTGGCGCCTGGCCAAATACGGCGTGATCGCCGCGGCCAAACGCAACGTGCGCAACCAGGCATCGCCGGACGGTACCGCCTGGCCGGGAAGGAAAACGCGGCGCAAAGGGAAGATGCTGCGCAACATGCCAAAGCTGTTGCATATCCGGGAAATGCCGGAAATGCAGGCCGTGCGGATTTATTTGCAGGGCGGAGGCTACCGGAACGGGGAAACGCCGGTACCCGCGGGCGTGGTGGGCTATGCCCAGCAAAACGGTATGAACGTTCGTGTCAGTCGCGCCAGTCAGCCACGGAAGGCCGAAGCCGGGAAGATGGCCACAGCGGCGCAGGCAAAAAAATTACGCGCCTTGGGGTACCGGGAGCGCCGGGGCAAACGCTGGAAAAAGCCAACTCTGGGCGACATTACCGCCTCCATGCCGTACAGCCAGGCGGGCTTGCTGATTCGAAAACTCAGCGGTAAGGCGGTGAAAAGCAGCTGGACTATCGATCTGCCCGCCCGTGTGTTTCTGGGGATGAGCGACGATGAATTTAACAAGGCGCTGGCACGCCAGCTTCAGGGCATTGGCTACGGCTGGAACGTGAACGCGCAGGATATTAAGGGGAAAGCATGACCTGGCCAAATGTGGGCGTAAACCAGCTGAACCAGCTACAGGGTGAAACCAATGAGGTTGAACGCTGCGTGCTGTTTGTCGGCAAGGGCGCTGTAAACGTGGGGAAGACGCTGGCCGTTAACACCCAGAGCGACTTTGACAAGCTGCTCGGGGAGGATGACAGCCCGTTAAAAAGTGATGTGCTGGCGGCGATGAAAAATGCCGGTCAAAACTGGTGGGGATTCATCCATGTGCTGGCGGCAGATGCGACAGCGGATGCATGGGTGAAAGCGGTACGCGTCGCGCAGGTGTTGTGTTCCGTGGAAGGAGTGGTGTTGTCGGACGATGTTTTCGGCAAGGAACAGGTGAATCAGGCTATTGCTCTGCGTGCGGAGCTGATTGCGAAGTATGGCCGCTGGGTGTGGTTCATCCTGGCCGCACAGGGAATGCAGGAAGACGAAAGCCAGGCGGACTATCTGACGCGCATGTCTGAGTTGCAGGAGGGCATTGCGGAAAAGGCGGTGCAGCTGGTTCCGCGTCTGTTCGGCCATGAGCCGGGCGTGCTGGCCGGTCGCCTGTGTAACCGTGCGGTGACGATTGCAGACAGCCCGGCACGGGTGCAGACCGGCGCCCTGATTGATCTGGGTAGCGATGAGTTGCCGCTGGATGGTGCCGGTGAAGTGCTGGAGCTGGCCACGTTGCAGGCGCTGGAAATGCAGCGCTACAGCGTGCCGATGTGGTACCCGGACTATGATGGCTTTTACTGGGCGGACGGCCGCACGCTGGATGTTGAGGGTGGCGATTATCAGTCGATTGAGACGCTGCGCATTGCCGATAAAGCCGCCCGTCGTATCCGCCTGCTGGCCATCGGCAAAATCGGCGATCGCTCGCTGAACAGCACGCCGGGCAGTGTCGAGGCGCACCAGTCGCTGTTCATGAAGCCGCTGAGGGAAATGTCCACCGCCGCCAACATCAACGGCGTGGCGTTCCCGGGTGAGGTGAAACCGCCGCAGGACGGTGATGTGACCATTGTCTGGAAGAACAAAAAGGCGGTGGATATTTACATTGTGGTGCGCACCTATGAAGTGCCGCTACAGATCACCATCAATCTGTTGCTGGATGCCAGCCTGGAGAATGCCGCATGAGTAAGCGTATTTCGGGAATGTCGTTTGACGTCTATCTGGACGGCGATCTGATCCATATCGAAAAGATTTCGCTGGATATCACCGATAACAGCGCCGCCGCCCAGACGCGCGGTGTGCCGGATGGCCATGTGGATGGTGATGTGTCGGCAGAGGGGGAAATTGAAGTCAGTTCCAAAACCATGAAGGTACTGACGGCGAAAGCCCGCTCGGCTGGTTCGTGGCGGGGTATCCCGGCTGTCGATTTTCTCTTCTATGCCAAAGCGGGCAGCGAGGAAATGAAGGTGGAGACGTTCGGCAACAAGCTACAGGTCAGCAATCTGCTGGATATCGATCCGAAGGGCGGCAGTGTGGCCACGCACAAAATCAAATACTTCGTGACCAGCCCGAAGTTCATCAACATCAACGGCGTACCGTATCTGGAGCCGGAAGCCACGGAAAACCTGATCGGATAAGGGGCAGGGATGCAGGACTATGAAAAGGGGTTTATCGCCCTGCTGGTAATGGGCGCGCTGATTGCGCTGGGCAAGATGCTGAACAGCGGGGAGCCAATTACCTTCCGCCTGGTGCTGGGGCGCGTCATTGTCGGCAGTGCGCTGTCACTGGTGGCGGGTGTGGCGCTGTATTTTGTGCCGGATATTCACCCGCTGGCGCTGGCCGGAATAGGCTCCGGGCTGGGTATTCTCGGCCTTAATGGTGTTGAAGCCTGGCTGCGCCGCAAGGGGATCGACTTTTTAGGCAAAGGAGTAAAGAAATGACGTTAAGTGAAAAACAGCAGCTGTTTGCCGTGATGGTGGGGAATCTGATCCACTGGGCGGATGAGCGTGGCTATCGTCTGACCTTCGGGGAGGCATACCGTACGCCGGAACAGGCCGCGCTGAACGCGAAAAAGGGTAGCGGTATTTCTAACAGCCTGCACACCCAGCGTCTGGCGGTGGATTTTAACCTGTTCGTGAATGGCCAGTACATGACCCGCACCGAAGATTACCGGCCGCTGGGGGAATACTGGGAGACGCTTGGCGGTAGCTGGGGCGGGCGCTTTACGTCGAACCCGGACGGGAATCACTTCAGCCTGGAACACAACGGGGTGCGCTGATGGACAGGGTGACGGTGGGTGTGGTGCTGCTGCTTGCCCTGGCGTTTGCCAGCGGCTGGAAGGTGGCCAGCTGGCAGCGTGACAGCGTTGATCTGGCTATCCGCAAAACGGCCACCGCCACCGGCACGCAGCTGGCCAGTGTGGCCAGCGCATCGGGGCGAAAACTGGAAGCGCAACTGGAGGCTTTGAAAAATGCGCCACCGCGTGAAATCCGCACAGAAGTGGTTAAGCCGGTGTTTACCAATAAGTGCATGTCTGATGAGTTTGTCCGCATGTACAACGACGCCGTCACCAGTACCGAACGTGCGTTATCAGGAGAACCTGAAAACTAAATGTGCCACGCAGCTGCCGCGCCTGAACGGCACGCGGGGGAAAGATGCGGCGGAGCTGTTAACCCTTTATCTGGAAATGTACGGCCAGTGCGCCGCACGCCATAACCAGTTAGTTGACGAAATCAATTTACGAGAGAGCGTATTAAATGGAAAAAATTACTCTGAAAGTCTGCGGTAATGACATTGTGTTTGAGCCTAATCAGACCGCATACAACAAATTCATTAACGAAATGGCGATGGATAATAAAGTGGCGCCCGCGCATAACTACCTGACCCGAATTGTGGCGGCGGAAAGTAAAGACGCGCTGGAGGACATTTTAAAACGTCCGGGTGCAGCTATCCAGCTTGCGGGAAAAGTTAACGAAATTTACGCGCCTGAGCTGGAAATTGAAGTAAAAAACTGAGTAAGCGAGTCCGGGCAATTGAAAATAACGGACTCGACCAGTATTTAATTTTACGTCGCCATTATTTACCGCAGGGTAATGACTCCATTGATGATATCGCCGCCGCTATCTGGCTGGATAATCGTCACTGGGAGAATATGCGTATTGCCATTGCTAACGGAATAAGTACCGCATTTAAAGGCACCGAATGAAACAGTTAGATTTTACATTAAGCCTGATTGATAAATTATCGCGCCCGTTAAAGCAGGTGCAGAATAATGTCACCGGTTTTGCTGAAAAATCAAATGCGGCCTTTATGCAGATTGGCGGCGGTGTGGTGGCGCTGGCTGGTACCGGGATGGCTATCAAGGGTGCATTGTCACCCGCCATCGAGATGTATGACGCGCTGAATGATGCCGCCGCGAAAGGCATTGATGATTCCGCACTGAAGACGGTGCAACGTGATGCCCTGCTGTTCAGCACCACTTACGGCGCCAGTGCGGTGCAGTTTGTGCAATCCACCGAAAGCATCAATGCGGCCATTGCCGGGCTGACCGGCAATGAACTGCCGAAAGTGACGAAGGTCGCCAACACCCTGGCATTTGCCCTTAAAGCCACCGCCGCCGATACGGCGGAATTTATGGGGCAGATGTTCGGCAACTTCTCCGCTGATGCGCAGCGCCTGGGCAACGTCCAGTTTGCGGAACAGCTGGCGGGGAAAATGGTGTACATGCGCAAAACCTTTGGCGCTGAAATGGCCACCATCAAGGATTTGATGGAAGGGGCGCGCGGCGTTGGTACTAACTACGGCGTGGGGATGGATGAACAGCTGGCCGTGCTGGGGCAGTTAAGCCGCACGCTGGGCACGGAAGCCAGCAGCGCCTATGAAGGCTTTATGACCGGCGCGATTGAGGGCGCTCAAAAGCTGGGGCTGTCGTTCACGGATGCCACCGGCAACATGCTGTCGATGCCGGACATGCTGATGAAGCTACAGGGCAAATATGGCAAAAGCCTGGAAGGGAACCTGAAAGCGCAGGCGGAGCTTGATGCGGCCTTTGGTGACAGTTCCGCCGTGGTGAAACAGCTGTACGGCAATGTGGCGCTGTTGCAGCGCAACATCACCGAACTGGGCGGCTCTGATGGCCTGAAGCGTACCCAGGAAATGGCGGCGAAACTGGTTAAGCCGTGGGATCGCTTTGTGGAAATACTGAAAGCCGTTCAGACCGTTATCGGGCTGACGTTGATCCCGGTGCTGTATCCGCTGCTGGACAGCCTGGCGAATATGGGGCAGACCTTTGCCCGCTGGATGCAGATGTTCCCCAACATTGCCCGCGTGGTGGGTTATGCCGCAATGGCGTTGCTGGGCTTTGCCGCTGTGGGGGCAACGGTAAATATCGTGATGGGCGTGTCCAGGTTCATTATGGTGGGGCTGGCCGGGGTCTGGCGTGTGCTGACCTCGGTCACGAAGATTTACACCGCCACCCTGTGGCTGGCGCAGAAAGCCGTTGTTATCTGGAATGTCTCACTGTCGGCGCTGCGCGGCATTCTGCTGGCGGTGCGTATGGCGGCGATTTTGTCCGGGGTGGCCATCAACTTTATGAGCTGGCCGATCCTGCTGGTTATCGGTGCCATCGCCCTGCTGGCGGCGGGCTGTTATCTGCTGGTGAAACACTGGGATACGGTCTGGAAAACGATTTGCGATGGCTGGAACAGCTTTGTCGCATTAATCACCGGTTTTTCACCGGTTGAGGCATTAAGCGGAATGGCCAGCGGTATTGTCTCCATGTTTGACAGCGTCTGGGAGACTGTCAAAGGCGGCTTTCTGGCGTCATGGAACTGGATTGTCGAAAAACTGAATAAAATCCCCGGCGTGGATATTTCGCTGGCGGGAGAAAGTCCGCCACCGCTGACCACTAACACCCTGTCAACGGGGGGGGAATTAAAAGGGGTTGAGCGCGGCGGGATCAGTAAATCGATTAACAGCAATTCTAAATCGGTAACAGATAACAGTAAGAAAATAGGAACGGTGAATATTTACCCGAAAGAAACGCTTTCGCCGGGTGCATTAATGGAATGGCAGGAGCTTAACGGATGAGTGAATTACTTTATATTGACCTGCTGATTGAGGACGGCGATTTTGTCCTGAATACCGGTAATGAACCTGAATTATGTAATAACCGTCAAAGTATCGGGCAGGACATTATTCATTCCATTCTGGAAAGCGGACTGGCCACGCAATTAATCGCCGAGCGCAGCCCGGCAATGCGCGCGGATATCTTCACGCAGCTGGAATTACTGGTGGAAGAAGATGCTCGCATTGTGCCGGGTACGGTGGAAATCAGTGAAGAAAGCCGGAAACGCTTATGGGTGACGGCCAGCACGTATGACTTTGGCAGCATTTCGTATCAGGTGGATGTATGACGGAAAAGCCGCAGATTGATTTTGAAGAGGTGCTGAAAGACAGCGGGATGCCGGTTACGGAAGAGGACGTGCAGGCACGTTTTGACGCCATCGTGGCCGAAGAGGGGATGATCACCAACACATCCCGCATGTCTCCGTTCTGGCGGCTGATTAAGTCCATTGTGACAGCGCCGGTGATGTGGCTGAAAGATGCCCTGATTGCCGTCGTGCTCACCAATATGTATGTGGCGACGGCAGGCGGTCAGATGCTGCGCCTGCTGGCGTGGGCGGTGAACATCACCGCCAAACCGGCCACCGCCGCCGAAGGGGTGATCCGCTTCTTCAAAACCGACGCAAAAGCCACCATCACCGTAAAGGCTGGCACTTTGGTGCAGACCGAGCGCATCAACGGCCGGGTGTATGTGCTGGCCACGGTGGCCGATGTGGTGATCCCGTCCGGGGTGGACAGTGCGCTGGTCGCGGTTCAGGCCACCGGCACGGGCGGGGCGTATAACCTTGCACCGGGCTATTACCGCATTCTGCCGGTGGCGGTGGAGGGTATCGGGCAGGTGGCAAATGAAGAGGACTGGCTGACGAAACCGGGCGCCGATGAGGAAAGCGACGACGAATTACGTGAGCGCTGCCGCAACCAGTTTAACCTGGTCGGTAACTATCACACCGATGCGGTGTACCGGTCGATGATTGCCCAGGTGGCCGGGTTGAGTATTGACCGCATTTTCTTTGAACATGACGCGCCCCGTGGTCCGGGTACCGCAAACGCCTTTTTACTGCTGGATACAGGCGTGGTATCCGCGCCGTTTGTTGATGCCGTCAATGACTACATCAACCCGCAAGGCCACCACGGCCACGGCGACGATATGCAGTGCTTTTCCCTGCCGGAAACGCGCCACGATCTGGATGTGACGGTGTATGTGCCGAGTGTCAGCAATATGACCGAAGACGACGCGAAGGCGCTGAAATCGGGAGTGGAAAACCTTATTCGCTGTGCGTTCCGTGAAAACGCGGACTTTGACGTGAAGAAAACGTGGCCGTATTCGCGTTTCTCGTTCTCGCAACTGGGGCGGGAATTACACCTGGCGTTTCCGCAGACGGATTCGGTCGAATTTTCACTGCGGGATATCAACAGTGAGCTGAACGTGCCGCGCCTTAACACGCTGACGGTGAGCCTGCGCGATGACTGACTTTTTCAAAAAGCTGGCCGGGATGGCGCTGCCGTTCTGGATGAATAAAGGGGAACCGGCGAAGCTGCTGAACGCATTGCGTCGGTTCTGGGGGGAGGTGTACGGCTGGATAACCTGGCCGCTGGCGCAGTTTGATCCACTGACCTGTAGCGAGCCGATGTTAAACCTGCTGGCGTATGACCGGGATATTACCCGCTTCAGCGGGGAGCCGCTCACCCTGTTTCGCAGGCGTGTGGCGTATGCGTTCGTGAATGCCCGCGATTCGGGATCGGTGGCCGGGTTTACGGCGATATTTCAGCGGCTGGAAATCGGGGAAATTACGCAACTGGAGCGCCAGCCCGCGTATGACTGGGATGTGATTATTATCCGCGTTACCGATAATCAGGTTTCGGAAAATAATACGCTCATGATGTCGCTCATCCGGCAATACGGGCGAACGTGCCGCCGTTATATCTTTGAGGTTATCAACAATAAAACGCTTACTGTTCACGGCGGCTATTTTGATGGCGGTACTGAAATTTATCATGCGTCCATTGATATCAGACCGGGAATTATAAGAGAAACACAGCAGGTAAAAAACAGAGTGTTTACTCAAAACTCAGAACATTACAGCGCTTCTTTAATTAAAGGGAAGGTCAAATAATGACAACGGCTATTACAACCGCGTTCGAAAGCTGGAATGCGTCACAGACGGTTAACGGGCAACCCGCCCGCCCGGATAAAGTGATTTTTGCGCTGGTTCCGGGGCTTGATCCATCTGGCGCGGTGGACAGAACGGCGGGCGTGCCGGAGGAACATGTGGTTTACCAGGCGGCGGTGACGCAGTACGGGTTAATCAATGAAAATGCCGCCGCGTATTCCGTGGTGCTGGATTCCACCATCGGCAACTTTGACTTTAACTGGCTGGGGCTGCTGCATGAAGAAAGCGGCACGCTGTGTATGGTGGTTTACGCACCGGTGCAGTCCAAAGTTGCCAGCGCTGAAGGTGTTCAGGGGAACAGCATCACCCGTACTTTCCTGATGGAATTTAACGGCGCCGCAGAGTCCACCCAAATCACCGTGACGGCGGAAACCTGGCAGATTGACTACAGCGCCCGGCTGGCCGGAATTGATGAGTCTGTTCGCCTGGCAAACCTTGACAGCTACGGCCGCGCAGCGTTTTTCGGTTCCGGGTTCAGCGTCACGGATGCGGGTGGGCAATATCGCGTGGCAGCGGGTGTGGGCTATGTTGGCGGGCTGCGTGTGGCGCTGCCTGAACCGGTGACGCTGGATAAAAGCGCCGCCCGCACGGTCTGGGTGGATGTGGCGCTGAAAGGTACCGTCACGGGGGCGCATGTGCCGGTGTTTACCCTGCAACTGGCGGACGTACTGGAAGACTATACGGATGCGGCCGGGCAGCAGCACTATGTTGCCCGCCTCGCCAGCGTATCCGATACCGGGCTTACCGATGAGCGTGAAAACACCCGCACTGAACAGCTTGAGGATGAACTGAGCAGGCTACCGGGGCAGATTGCCGATGCGCAGACGGTACCTGTGGGCATGCCGATCCCGTGGCCATCGGATATTCTGCCGGAGGGGGATGCATACGCTTTTATGGTCGGGCAGCGCTTTGATACGTTGGTGTATAAACGGCTGGCGCGGGCTTACCCGGACGGGGTCATTCCTGATATGCGCGGGTGGTCGATTAAGGGCAATCCTGCCGGGCGCGATGTACTGTCGCAGGAGCTGGACGGTATCAAAGCGCACGGACACACGGCGCGGGCGTCGGCTGCTGACCTGGGAACCAAAACCACGTCGACGTTTGACTATGGTACGAAATCAACCGGCGCATCCGGCGACCACACCCATGCGTATGTGACCTTTTTGATTGATGGCCACAACGGTGGCGCGGGTTCCGGTGGTAACACATACAGGGTTGTGGCGAATCCGCGTAACGAGACGTGGGGATCGGGTGGTGCCGGTAATCACGGCCATGCGGTTGGTATTGGTGCCCACGCCCATTCTGTCGATATCGGCGCGCATACCCATGATATTACCGTTGAGGCGACGGGGAATCCGGAAAACACCGTAAAGAACATTTCATTTAACTATATCGTGAGGCTTGCATAATGGCATTTAAAATGAGTAATAAAGCACAGACGGTAAAAATTTATAATTTGCGTGCGGATACATCTGAATTTATCGGCGGTGGTGATGCGTATATTCCGCCGCACACGGGATTACCTGCGCACTGTACGATGATTGCGCCGCCTGATATCCCGAATGGCTGTATTGCCGTATTTGATGAAAGTAAATCGGAATGGGCGCAGGTTGAAGACCATCGCGGCCAGACCGTTTATGACATTAAAACAGGTACGCCGGTTTATATCTCTGAACCGGGTGCGTTGCCGGAAGATACGGTGACTGTTGCGCCGACCGAACCGTTTCAAAAGTGGGATGGTAAAAAGTGGGTTAAGGATACCGAACGGGAACAGGAAGCCCAGCGCGCTGACGCCAGCGTGATGAAAAGTGAATTACTGGCCAAAGCGACTAACGAAATTGCACCACTACAGGATGCGGCCGATTTGGGGATCGCCACGGAAGAAGAAACCCGGCTGCTGGCGGAGTGGAAACAATACCGCGTCATGGTGAACCGGGTTAATCCTGATTTGGCACCGGATATCGAATGGCCACCGGTACCGCAGTGATGTGGCGGGAAGCACGGCTGGCGTTCACTGATTCCGTGGCACCGTTGAACTGTTCGGTCGTACCGGCGCACCCGTGGGTGTACGGGCTGGGACAGCAGACGGAGAACGGCGCCTATCTCAGCCCGGTCAATGCCGTCACATACCTGGCGGAAAAGCTGGTTAACCTGGGCGGGGATGCCGATGTGGTGATCATGATGGTGGCCAGTTCATCCCATGACAGCTTTATGGCCAGCCTTAGCCAACTGGTTGATGTGTTTCCGTCACCGGCATTCACCCAGGTGAAACGGCTGGCGCAGTCGGCGGCGCAACTGGCCACGGAAAAAATGCAGATCCCTGCTGGCGCCGGTAATGGTCTGCCGGTGGCGGTGCCGCTGTCCGTGCCAACCAGCCGCGCGGCGCTGGCAGCGGCAGCAGTCCAAAAGGCGCAGGAAGAAGCGGGCGCCGCGGTGGACATGGATTCACTGCAAAAACAGCTGGATGACTTCACGCAGCTGCGTGACGGCATGATGAGCGATATCGCCAGCGGCCTGAGCGACCTGCAGGGGAAAAACGCCAGGGCGTGGGTGTTTACCGCCAGCGGCAATCTGGCCACCACGTTGTTGGCGCTGGTGAAGGATATCCCTCTGCCGTCTGCCGTGCATACTGCCGCCATGATGATGGTTGGTGACAATCTAGACGGAATAAAAGGAATGATTCATGACCTCGATCCCGACACTGGCGCTTAACGGCGAAGCTATCCCGCTGAAGAATATGCGCGTCACGCTCACTCAGCAGTTTCAGGACAAAGACCAGAGCGGCCAGACCAGCGCCACCACGAAATCCGAGCAGGGCGTAAAGGGTAAGGAGCTGCGCGTATCCGGTGAAATTCCGTTTAAAACGCCGGAGGTGCTTAAGCGCATCTTTGAGCTGGCCAGTGTCACTGGCAGCGACGGCCAGCGGCAAAAATACCGCGTCGCCCATGAAATGGCGCGGGCGGTGAATTTTCGTGAAGCGACGTTCACCGGCACACTGGACGCACCGCAGCAGGACGGGAAAATGGCCTGGCTGGTCACATTCACCCTGACGGAACACGTCAGCGTGCAGGAAAAGCGGGAAGCCAGGGCGACCAGTAAGACCACAGCCAAAAAACAGACGGCGGGCGGCGCCGGGCAGGGAGGTGGTCAGGATGCCGCCGAGGATGAAGAAAAAATGACGTGGTTTGAGCGTAGGGTGCTGAAGCCGGTCAATGATGCGCTGGGGTAAGCATGAAACCCGTAAAACGCCTTTACCTTTCCGGGGATGAAATTCACCTGGCGGACGTCAGTCTGGTGCTGGAGCTGAACAGCTGCGGCCGCGGTTTTATTACTGCCGGGACGACGCAGGACTACACCGGCAAGCTGGTGCGCCTTGATGTGGGGTACAGCAATCTGATCCTGCGCTGGTTTACCGGCTATGTGGAACGCTCGCAGCCAGCCGAAAACGGCTTTCAGCGTCTCTTTGTGCGGGAGCTGGTCGGCGTGTTTGACCGGATGTGGCCATGTTCATTTCAGCATCCGACGCTGCGCACGGTGGCCAGCTGGCTGGAGGAAAACAGCGGGATTACGGTCAGCGTACCGGATGCCGGGTATGCCGATAAACCGATCCCCCACTTCACGCACAGCGGCAGCGGGTACCAGCTGCTGAATAATCTGGGTAAAGCCTTTGGTATCAATGATTATGTCTGGTACCCGTTGCCGGATGGTGGTCTGTATGTGGGCGGTGCTGAGCTGGCCTTGTTCGCCGGTAAGCCGGTAGATATTCCGGCTGAGTTCAGCCAGGGCGCTGCCGGTGGTAACTCCATGACGCTGCCGGTTATTCAGAGCCTGCGCCCGGGCGTAGAAATGAACGGGGAGCGCGTCACGCGTGTGCAACTGAACAATGACACGATGGCTGTCACCTGGACACCGCGCAACAAAGCCACCGGCGAGCCGTTACAGAAAACGCCGCTCCAGCGCCAGATTGAAAGCCAGTACCCGGAACTCGCGGCCGGTCTGCACCTGCCGAAATTCGCCAGGGTGCTGGCACCCACGGAAGGGGTCAGCAGCGGCAACTTTGCCGATCCGTTCCGCCCGCGCTATGCGGTCAACGTGCAACTGCTTGACGCAGACGGCCAGCCGGATAAGCAAACGCCGGTGTATTCTGCGGTACCGCTGCCGGTACCGATGGCCGGTAATGATTCCGGCATGTACCAGTTTCCGCCAGAGGGAACGCTGGTTGAAGTGGGATTCACCGGCGGCAGACCGGATAAGCCGTTTATCCGCCAGACCGTGCCGGAGGGTAACAGCCTGCCGGACATCAAGCCGGGCGAGCAGCTACAGCAGCAGCGTGCGGAAGTCTCCCAGCGGGTGACGCAGGCAGGTGACTGGGTACGCCAGACCGATCAGACAATCTGCGAAGCCTCAATGGCACGTACCATCAAAGCGGACACGGAAACCCGCGAACTGGTGAGCCGTGACACGACCATTCAGGCTGCGGACAGTACCCGCGTTCTGGGTACCTCCCGGCTGATGGCCGGAGCCATTCAGGTGGTCAGCGCCGGGGATTACAGCCAGGCGGTGAAGGGAAACTGGCTGGCCAGCGTTGGCGGCAATGTTCAAACCCGGATTACCGGCAATCAGACGGCAGACACTGGCGGCGATCAGACCGTGACCACGGGCGGGAACCTGACCGAGCAGATAGGGAAGATTCGCAAAAGCGTGGCCGCGGCGCAGCAGCAAATTATTGCACCGGTGGTCTGGATTGGTTCCGGCAGTATCAACGTGGCACAACTGATGCTGGATACGCTGGACGTGTTAAAGCAGCTGGCCGAGCAGACCGCCAGCCATACCCACAGCAGCACAGGTACGCCAGGCAATGCCGGTGCTATTCGTGAAGCTGGCCAGAAGGCCGATCAGCTTAACGGAAAATACTCCCCGGTGATTGGCCGGTAACGAACTGGCCAGCCCAGAACGAAGCCCGCGAAATGCGGGTTTTTGTGTACCCTCACCAGACGCCGCATAACGCCCGCAGGCGCATTCCCACAGCACATTACCCCCACGCCACACCCAAAACAGATCGTGCGCACAGCGCAGCGTTAGCAGCGCCTGAGCCTGACAAAATAAATCTTTCCCCGACGAAATCGGCGCTACACCGCACCCGCCTGCGGGTTTTGGATCGTAGAAAATTTTCAGTTTTATTTTTCTACAAACCACCCAGCCGGACAGCGCCAGCACTGGTGGTGCCACGGAAATCAC